AGCCATGGTGGCCTTCCCGTTATTGATTCAGAAGGCCAAGCCCTGCTACGCCGCCTGCCGGAAGAAGATACTGGCTATTCTTTCTAAGTGTTTCCGCAAATAACGCTGCTTTATCCGGCCTAGAGGCCACAATCCCGTTCAGAAACCGTTGCGCAGGGCTGGTATATAAAGCAGCGCCGCCTATCAAGCCAGCAGGAATGGCTGGGTTCAAAGCACCAGAAGCCAACGCCCCACCGCCGTAAAGCAATCTCTGAGCAGTTCCGCTATCCGGCACCTTGCCTGTTAGCACAGCCTTCCCTGCATCACCCAGATCCTGCCCTAATGCACCGCCCCTGGCGAAAGCACCTTTGTCTCTGGATTTGTCCATGGCCTTAACGGCGTTCTGGAACTGAGCCGGAGTAAATGAACCGTCATCCGCACCTAATGCAGAGGCTGCGCGTTGTACTCGCTTGAAATTTGCCCAGCCGCTGTTTACCTTTTGCAGCTCGTCAGACAGGTCGCCAGCTTGGCGTTTGAGCATATCCCTGAGTTCTGCCTGTAGTTGCTTAACCGCGGGGGCCAGCTTGCCTTCGTAAACATTGGCTGATGCGCCCAACTGCCTTGCCTGAGTGCCTAGTGAGCTTTCCAGCTCCTTGAAGGCGTCCGATGTCAATACACCGTCAGGCATGGATTCACGAATATCGCCCAATGCCGCTGCAAACTTAGCTTTCTCGGCCTTTGGCATGAGCTTCTTGTTAACCAGCCCTTCAAGTTCGGATAGCTTGGAGCTGAATTGTTCGTCTGGCGTGATCGCGCCAATACCGTTCAATACATCGTCATAGCGTTGCTTCAGGGTTTGTTCGGTGAAGTCAATCGCTTCGCGACCTGCAAGACCTTCAGGCAGTTTCATGCCGATGGGCTTCAGCGCCTTGTTAAAAGCCGCTGTCTCGAACTGAGAGTTAGCCTTGCCCCTTGCCTTGCTTATCATGTCGCCAAGGATAGGAACGCTCTGCATGCGCTCTTCGAGCCTGTTCGCCGTACCGCCTAGCGTTTGCCCGATGGTAGGCGTAATGCCTTCCTTGCGCAGCAGTTGCACATTAGGATTGGTTGAGGCTTTCGGGCTGACAATGCGTGAAATTCCGCCTATGGCGGCAGGTACAAGAGCGCCACCAACAGCTCCAGCGACCATTTGCTTGCCCTTCTCTGCGTCAAAGTCTCCACCTACTACAGGCTGAGTCGCGCCCATTGCCGCACCTACTCCAGCGCCGGTTAATACCTTGCCAGCCGTGGTTGCGGCTTGCGGAATCTTTGCGCTCGGCGTGAGCGTTAGCGGGTTGATGATGTTGCCGAGCAGGCGATAACCATCAATGCCGGTCTCGCCTGCTGCCGCCCTGCGTCCCTGATACTCCTGCTCATCCGCTGCAATGGATTGGTCAAGCGCTCCAGGTTGCACTTTTGCGCCAAGGTGAGCGCCCATGGCGTTCATTTCGCCTGTTGCTTTGGCCTGAATCTCTGGCGTAAGGGAATGCTGGGCAAGCTGTCCCAAACCCACGATAGGGTCTAATACGCCTTTAACGTATTTCTCAGTGCGTGATAGAGGCTTTGGAGAAGCGGTTTCCTGTGGCGCATCGGCGTACTTGGACCAAGGCCCATCAGTAGGCTCGGATTGATACTTTTCCCATGGGCCAGCCATTATTGGCGCTTCCAGTTGTTAGGGTCAGCAGGATTGCCGCCCATGAATTTGTAACCATCAACAACTTGGCCTTTCATAGGGGCGCGAGCAGGCTTGGCTGCTGGCCTTGCTTGTTGCGGTTCAGCTCCAGACTTGTCGTACTTGCGCCACAGCCTTTCAACTTCATCAAGAGCTGCCAGACGACGAGATATGGGCAGGGTGTTGTCGGAGACATTGCCAGCCATTACCTGATAGTTCTGTACGTCAAAGTTGGATTGCGGGCCTTCCATGCGCGGCATCTTTGCCACCAATGCGCCGCCGATAGCCTTGAGCCTGTCGGCCTCTGCCGCACCTTCTGGGGCGAATCCCACTATAGCGCCCATAGAGTCCAAAGCGGCACCCGCCATGCTGGAAGTCGGCTTAACCGTTCCAGTGAGTACACCACGAGCCTCATCAATGATCGAACCTATACCAGACATTGCAGATGCCTTCTTGGCCTTTGATTCGGCCTCTTGCTTACGCCCTGCCACGTCCACTTCCTTGTTGGCTTGAATATTGGCCTCTACTTGCGCCTGTTCTGCCTTTGTGGGAACGCGAATACCTGGGCCAACATTGGGCCGTGCAGGATTTCTGAGCTGGATAGAAGCATCAGAAGTTACACCTTCGGCCCTATCTGTTGCAGTAGTGCCGGGTGCTCCAAAGGTTACGGGGTATGGGGTGTTGAAGTTGTTGGAAGGTAGTCGCGGTGCTTGTGGCTGCCCACTAGGTGAAAATGGTATAGGGTTGTTGCCATAAGCCATTTGCGCCACTTGGGCATCAGTCAACACTTGACCGTCAATGTCAGTATTAGGCTTAAATGCGGCAGCGGCTTCCGATTCAGCCGACTTAACGGCTCCGCGCACCAGTGGGGAATCCTTCGAGTTAACGAATGGCTTACCGTCCGGGCCTGCGATCAACTCAAATGCGCCTGTACGGGCATTGAACCTGCCAAGACCGTTCTCGGTAGGGACTACCGTGTAGTATGGGTCAGCAGATGTAGTGTCTACGCCTGGGTACGCAATCCTGATGGCGGCTTTAGGGTCAATCTGCGCAAGACCCTTATATTGTGGGAAGCGAGTGTCAAAGTCAGCAAAAGCCTGATCTTTCTTCTCTTGATCGGATAGTTGCTTCTGCGCCTCTTTCATCTGCATATCGCGCCACTCTTGCTCCTTCTTCAACTGCTTCTGCCGTTGGATGTTCTGGCCTGCCTGTTGCAAGCCGCCACCGATAGCAGGCCCTAAAGCGCCATAGTGTCCGGTGTTATTCGCAAGTATGCCGATACCAGCCTGGAATAACGGATTATCGAATGCGCCACCAAGCAGCCCTTGTGGCTGTCCGCCCATCTCTCCGGGCATGAAGTTGAGTAGTCCCATAGTTATTTCATCCAGTGACGTTGACCCATGCCGCTCAAGAGGCCGGGAGGCAGGGAGAATTGAGGCGCTTGTGGGTGTTCGGGAGTGCCGCCAGCATTGCCTGCGATAAGCTGTTGTGGCTGATAGCCCAATAGACCGGCATACAGGGCGTTATTAGCGTTTCCTGTCATGCGGTTTATGTAGGGCTGGAGTGTGCCTTTCTGGTTGCCGGACATAGCCGCGCTGAAAGGATTATTGCCGCCACCGGCTGACATGCTCATTGCTTGTTGACCGCCAGCAGGGCCAAGTGGCTTGATAAGGCCGCGCTGCTCCCATGCTTGGGATACACCTGGCGTTGAGAGAAGATTGGGGTTCATGAATTGACCAAGGCCGTTAGCGCCCCATGTCCACATGTTGTTGCTGCCGTCTACCATTACATTTGCCATGATGTTTCCTTTAATTCAACAGGCCGTAATTCACGGCCTTATATCCGCTAGGCGTAGTGATTACGGCTTCCGGTAATACTTGCTCAACCTCTTGCGCCATCACGCCACGCTCACGCTTGCCAAACTTGTCGTATTCGTACACGCCGACGCCTAGAGGATGGGTGCCGACGCGTTCGATATTGGATTTCAGGCGGACATCGGACATGGCGAACATACCAGCCAGTGACAAGCCGGTACCCAGCAGGTTTGCAAAGCCGTTCGATTGATTGGGGTTGGGAGATGTAGAGGTAGTCGTGCCGCCCTGCCCTGTGCCAGAGTTGACAACGCCCTGATAGCGCTGCAATTGGTCATAGGGGAACTGAGCGGCTTGGTTGAATGTATTTCCGGCTTGACCAAGATATTGGTTGGCAAGGTTCTGGCGCTGTTGCCCAACATCCTGAAGAGCCTGCATGTCGAGATAATCAGCACTCGCAAGACCGGGGGCCATGCCGAGCGAACCTACTTGCCTGCCCCGCTCTGCCTGATAGTTGCCGCCATAGATGTCATTAGCCACTTGGCCCAGACCGCGTTGCAGTGTTTCCTGATGGGCAGACGAGCCGAAGTTGGAATTACCGAACTGCGAGTTGACGCGACCCTGTACATCATTCATGGCTTGGTCAACAGTACCCTTGAGCCACGGATTAGCGCCAGGAGACATATAGTCGCCATTGAGCGTAGAAGTTAGGTTCTGGTTCGCCGCATTCAGCGTTGGCGATCCAGCCAGCGCCCGTTGCGTTGTCATGTTGAAGCCCATCTCTTGTTCAGGGCTGAATGGGGCTATGGTGTCGCCGTTGTAGAAGTTGAAGGGTTGATTAGTTACATTCTTTCCCCGCTTCAGTAAGTCAGTCAGATATGGCTGTACACCGCTCCATGGCTCTGATGTTGAAGTCTGCTTTTGTGTAGATCCGCCTCCGCCACCCATATAAATCCTTTCAGCGCCATCACGGCGTTAGAAATCATTGCTTGATAATTACAGTCTCGTACTCTTTGTAGCCGTGCTGGGCTAGGGTCTTAACCCAGCCCTTGCGGCCTAGTATTTCAATACCATCTGCACCGTTTAACTCTTTGAACCTGTCCATAGCTTCAACAGCCACTTCTAGCCATGTGTCCATTTCCGAGCCGCCGATAAGCACGACACGCACTCTCTTTTGCCTCGGATATTCGATAACCTCAGTCACCATGACAGCTTTCAGTTCGCCGTTATGGATGCCCCATAGCTGCATTTTTTTCTCAAGGATGAGGTTATGTATATCCTCAAGGTTGAACTCGCCTCTATTGAGCGCTATAGCGTCTTTCAGGTACTCTTTCGCGGCATCCCAGAAGCGTAACTCCAACCCACAGCAGACTAGTTGCTGACGATCCACCATGCACCACCTTGGGAAACAAGTTCGATATGGTTGTATTGCGCTGCCAGTGATTTTGTAGCTGCACCGTCTATGGTTTCCGAGCCATCGGCATCCACAGTCACGGCGTTGCCGGATGAGTCAATCTTCTTGATGGTGATGCGCTTCTGCTCGCAGTCGAGAGCTGACTTCAGCGTTATCGTTACGGCCCCGCCAGAGGCATCCACTAACACCGTGGAGTCATCAACAGAAAGCGTATAGGCGCTATCCACGCGGGTTACGGGGAATAATCTTCCCTGTGCCGCCTGATTGATGGCGGTTTCTACAGCACTCAGTAGGTTATAGAAGTCGTGCCGCCTGTACTGATCAGGGATGTTGGAGAGCTTGACCTTATTCACTACCGTCCTCCTGATAGTTGATGTCTATATCGTTCAGCTCGTAGTCGCCTACCAAATCGAATCTCACTCGGTGCCAACGGGCAGACCACAGATGGTCGAATCGTGAATTGCTCATGGTTATCGTTGCACCAGTCACCAGGCCATCACCGATATTGTTTGAGTAGTAATGCGTCATCTCGGCGGATGTGGGCTTAACCAGCCATTTAGGCTTAACGCGGTCCAGCAGATAGAAATTCTCATCGTCGCCCAAGTCGCCAAGGGTGAAGGAGGAATTTCCGCCTACACCGTCCAGCGTGTACATGGTGTGGTCGGTGCCGAATATCGCAGGCGTTGACTGGCCTTGTGCATAGTACGGCGAGTCGTAGCTGATGTTCGCTGGCAGCGTGTCGTAGCTCGAAGCCACCGTGTCCCATGTGTCGTATGTAATGCCGCCAGAGAGGTATTCCAGCGCCGCTTCAATCGTGCGGTCATCACGGCCCCAGGTGTTGTTCTGGTAGTTGTAGACCACGCAGGCATCAATCGCCCCATTGCCGCCTAGTGACGGATAGAGGAAGTACACACGCTTCTTGCGCTTGTCGTGAATCGTCTGGATCTTGTAGGCATAGGCTTCGTAAAAGTCAGCGAATACCGTATCCACAACAGGCGCTTTCAACGATGTAGGTGTCGCACCGTCGAACACCCAGAAGTTATCCGGCCCCATGAACATGTGAACTGGGTTGGCATCCGTGCCAATGTTGACAACAGCTTCCTGCGACATACATCCTGCTACGTCAGAGATGAGCTGGAAATCCCATATTAAATCTCCACCGACATAGGTGCCGCGATACATGCCCTGACGCTTGTAGGCAATGATCTGCTCACCGAATCTGCGGCCTGCGAAGATGCGGCCTGGAGTAGAGGTCAGCGTATTGGTTACGCACTGTGTAGCCTTGCTCGGTGTCCAGTCCTCAAAGTCACGGATAGCACTTGACCACCAGCGATTAGGCGAATCCCCGAAAGATGCTTCGTCCGTGTTGAACAGGAATACGAAATTACCGACCGTCTCGACAATATCGGCCTTTGGAGCGCCGGATACGTCTGCAAAGCTGCTGGAGTCAGAGGCTTGCAGGGTCTCAGTTTTCGCTACCGCAAGCGTCGTATTGCCGAACTGGGCGAATCGCCAACGGTTCTCTGCCCCTAAAGCATAGTCGCCTCCAGAAGCGCGGGTAACATCAGCCCAGCTCGTACCGGACTTCTCGTAAAGATTAGTCGGCGTACCAGCGATGATGCGGAATGTGTCGTTAAGCAACCGAACAGCCGCCGCACCCCTACATTCATCTGCGAGCGCATCAATCCCAGCGTCTACAGCGCTTGGAGCTGCGATATAACCACGTTTAGAGGGAATGAACCGTTCGCAGTCAATGACAACGCCTGGAGTTGTCCGGTCGAGGTCTGGGGCGTAGCCGATAAGCTTCATGCTGCTGTTACACGCATTGCGGAGCCGGAATACTTACCGCGCCAGTCAGACTCCCTGATGTATTCCATCAAAGCAAGCATCTTGGTTGTCCACTTGGCTGCAAGTGCCTCGTTCTTGATGAGGTCGTAGGCTTCAGCCAGAGCGCCAGCCATGTAGAGGTCAGGATGGTTGGTCAGAAGCCAGTTCGTTGAGTTAGCCGACAGCGCGGGAATCTTCTGGTAGTACAGAACAACAATATCCGTGCCGGTGTTGTCCGAGAGCCGAATGTTCGAGCCTTCAATGGTGTAATACTTCGATGGGCCAATCGGGTTACTAGCTGCTGCTGGGTATTGAATCCAGAACTGTTCTGGGGGCAGATACTCAAGCTCCTGCGGTACTGCTGAATTGATGTAGATACGGCGTAACTCAAGGTAATCGCTAGGCAATGCAGCAACACGGTCAACGGGCGTAATGGTGGCGCTTAGTTCCATGTTGCGTGTACGAAGCTCACGGTTAAACTTGGCTTCTGCCAGTGCGACGAAATCAGGTAGATTTGCGGTTTGATCGGCGCGGCTTAACCAGTTTGCCAGGGACGTTTGCAGCTCTGCGTATGTCGTAATTGCCATTTAGCATCCAATCCTTGCGTGGGCCTTTGAAATGCAGCACGTAAACGTCTGCGCGTTCGTCTGCATCCTTTGGAGTGTAGTTGTAGGTGTTACAGTCCAGTTCCAGAACCGTATAGCGGCCTGATTCGGCAGCTAGGCGAACTGATAACTGGTCGCCCCACCATTTATGGGCTGATTCCGGCATGCCTAAGAGGGCCTTATATGCGTTCTCCCAGAACAGGTGATTCTTGGAGAACATGACGCCCGTGTTGTAGGGCATGTGAGCCACAATATCTATGCCATCAGACATGATCCTTCCGGTGCGCTTGGTCAGCGCTACGTCAAAGTCTTTCTCCATGATGGGGCGTAGGTCTTTCAACACCAGAACATCGGTATCCAAGGTAATCCAGTTGCCCTTGAGGTCTGCCAGATGTTGCATACGGAAGGTCATCAGCATGCCGTCGAAGGGCTTGCGAATGACTGAGGTTGTGCCCTTGACCTGTGGCGTTACTTCGTCCGTCAGTTGCACAATCTCGACCCCAGGCATGGCCTTTAATACGCTCTGCACCATGAGTTCGGGGAGTCTTGAATCTTCCCCTACGTGCAGGAAAGTTACTTTAGTGTCCAAAGATCACATCCCTTCCTATGCTTGCCAGCTCCCTGTAGCCGATGGATTCCAATAGCTGTCTTGCCTTGTAGTCCTGTGGCTTATGGGGCAGGTCTTTTTCCTCGATCAGTACAATCGGGGAATACTTGTAAAGTTGCTTAATCGCCCCTAAGAGCGCGTTGTACTCATAGCCTTCAATGTCCAGCTTGATGAAATCCAGCGCCCCGAAATCGGGTAGCGGTCTCAGGCGTATGTCGTTGCCTTCCGTGACATGCCAGCAACCGGAATTGTTACCTTCGCGTAGAGCGCCTTCGTGAGCGGTATCACTGAGGCCGAAGCGCGATAGAACTACGTTGCTACAGTCCAGCGTATTCATCACCAGACATTCGAAGTTCTCAGGCTTAGGCTCGAACGCGGCTACGAGGTCAAACTTTCCTGCCATGTGGCGCGTCCAGCTTCCTACGTGCGCCCCACCATCTACCGCTACACCAAACTGTTCTACAAACGATAGGGCTAGATCGAGGTTCTCCTGTTCGAACACATCGCCACCCTTGAAGTAGTTGCCAAAGTAGGTGTCGGCGTCTGGAACCCAGGTATTACCCGCGAGTTGCATTGAGGCGCTCCGCATGAACCGACTTGCCCATCAATTCCTGCCATGACACGGTAGAGTTCGCGGCCTTGAGTTCCTGCCGCCAAGTGTCCGTGTGTTCCAGGTGAGCCACTTCAGGGAAAGCAGGGATGCCCATCGTGTAGTGAATCAGTTGCGCGTCAGGGTTGGGTTCGTCATACCCAACGCAGTGATTCCACTCTTTAGGCAGTTCGCCTACGCTTCCCCATTCCAGTTTCTGTGGCTGTCCGTTCTCGATGAACTCAGGGGTTAAGGCGGTACACTTTTCGCAGTTAAACAGCATCAGGGAGGGCCATTCGAAGCGATCCTTGGCCTTAACGACCTGTACGGCATACTCTGGGTCAGCCAGAGCAAATAAATCGCTTATATCGCCTTGTACGACCATATCTGCATCCAGGAACAAAGCGGTTCCCTTGTAGCCCATCAGCCAGGGAGGCAGGTAACGGGTGAAGGTGAAATCCGTTAATCCCCGGCGCTTTACAGGCAATTGGTCTATCAGCAGCGGGGTAATGGCTACCGGCTCACTTGCCCTTGCGATAATCGAGGATTGTAGTACCGTGAAAGCAATCGGCTGTCGAACATCAACACCGACGAAGATATGTAGCAAGCTCTGCTCCTATGTCGTTGATAACGCCTGTCCAATCCTTGCCTTGCCTGAATAACCTGATGCTGTCGTACCAAATCTTCTTGTTTCCGGTCATTCCGTAGCGCCAATGTGCCTTGTTCGGGACTAGTACCCAGCATTCCTTGCCCAAAGCCCCGCAGAGGTCTACAGCAGCGGTAGTCACGCTAATAACGAGGTCTAATTCGTCCACCAAAGCGGCTGTTTCGTCGTAATCCGGTGCTTCTGTGGCTCTTGCCCAGTGATGTATCTCAATGCCGTGTTTTTGGCTGAATTCGGCTATTTCTGAGGCTGGATTCTTGTATTGCAGGCTGATAAACGTCGCGTCTTGCTGGAGAATTGGCAGCAGTTGCTCCAAATCCACGCTTCTGCGCTCGGAGTGCGTGTCTTTTAGCCCACCAGTCCATGCAATCCCTATCTTTTTCTTGGTTCCAAGGCTATCCAGCAGTGCTTTCCACTGTAATTTGCGCTGTGGGTCAGCCTTCAGGTACGGCTTGCCTGGAAAATCGCTATCTTTCGTGCGGTAGTGCCAGCCTAATGAGCCAATCAGGCACCATGCGTCGTAATCTGCGTCCCAATTCACGCTCTTATCGAATCTGGTGCCGTGGATCTCGATATTTGGGAATGAGCGCTTCAATAAACCTTCTAGCCTGCGGTCGCATTCCAGTACCACTTCAGGCACGGCATCACTGAGAATGGAAGCAAAGGCGATCTCATCACCGATGCCCTGCTCTCCGCGCACCAATAAGCGCTTGAGGGGGCTTCCATCCCAATACGGGACTGGTTTTCTGGGTTCGGCTGTGCGTTGCTTGGTGTTGCCCACCATCGCCTCGTAACCATCCCAGCCTGCTTCCCAATTGCCCAGCATTAAGTTGGCGTAACCTTGCGTTTCCCTTACGTCCCACTGCTCAGGATTGATGTGCAGAGACTTGTAGGTGTATTCCAGCGCCTTCTTGGGGTTACATTCGTTTACTTCGATCAGCGCTAGGTTATTCATGGCTGCGTAGTTCTTGGGTTCTAGCTGTAATGCTTTATTAAGATGGCTTCTAGCCTCGTCTATGCGGCCCATCTTCATGCAGCACATGCCGAGGTTGTTCCATACCTGTTCACGCCTGGGAACCAGTGTGGCAGCTCTCATCAGGACGTTGTAGGCCATGCCCCAGCGTTCGGCCTGTAAGAACACATACGAAGCAAGAAATAATGCCCTAGCTTCGTCTGGATTCTCGTTCAGTACATTGGATGCAACACGTAGCGCCTCATCAGGCTCCCCTGCTTGTGCGAGGTCGTGAGCCAGTTGGATTTGTGCGTCTAGCAAGTTAGCCTTTGGGTTTGTGAACGAGCGTGGTGGTCTTGAGGTTGCTGTATTCGGGTTTGTTGACCATGCGGAACAGCTCTTTCGTGTCCTTGATGTTCACGCCTTCGCAATGCCACCTGAGAAGAGTTGCATCGCTGATATGGGCGTAATGCACCATGTCGTTCTTCATGCCCTTGCGGGTGTATTCCTCATCGTTCTTGAGTGCCTTGGAATGCTCTGCCTTTTCCTTGGCATCGCCTCCGGTGTAGCTGATGTATGTGGTATCTGTTGCATCGTCATAGCTAAACCAAGTGATGATCTTGGTTATCGGGTCTACTTCCAGTACGCGCTTTTCCATAGAAAAAGGGGCCAGTTTCCCAGCCCCTTCCCTCAATCAGCTTACAACGCTGGGTTGATGTCAGTTACCTTGCCGCTGGCCTTCTCGTTGTTACTTACTAAGGTCAGTTCGGTCAGGATTTGCTTCTTGGTGTTATCACCAGACTTGGCAAGATCGAACGATTGGAACGGACGCAGAGATGCGACGGTCCAGTAGTCCATATCCAGTGCCAGGATGTTCTGGTCACGCATGAAGCGGTTCGGCACGATTTCATGTTCACCAAAGTCCGAGATGTAGAGGTCTACACCAGAGACGATAGCGCCTTGCTTCATGCCTGGGACTTCGCGGTAACGGGTTGCGATACCGTTGAAGGAACCAGAGATTTTGCTCTTGGTAGCTGGGCCAACCATCAACACGCCAGGATCACCGCCAGCAGTCCAGCAGGCTTGGATAACAGCCTTCAGGTTAGCTTCAGTAACGGAACCGGCGACAGACGAATCGGTAGGAGCTGCAACAGCGCCGCCAGAGTAGCCTGGGGTGGTTTGTGCAGTACCAGTACCAACGGAGGTCTTGTTGGTTGCCAACCAAGATTCAACACCAGCCAGTGTTGCACCAGTGCCAGCAGCGCCAGCAAAAGAGGCTTGGTTACGCACCAATGCATACTCCACATCGCGCTTGAGTTCCTTGGAGCGCTTGGACATTTGGTAGGCCATTTCACTTGCGCGGCCTGCCTTGCTCACTGCGTCCTGAGTACCGGATACGGATA